AAATGATTAGACGAATATTTGATTCTGAAATGCTTTTTCCTGCATTTAATAAAGCTCCGCCCGTATAAATTCCACCATTGCCACCGTTATTACTAGAGTCTCTGCCAGAACCATCTAAATTAATTACTTCTCGTGGATTGATTCTCTGCCATTTACCACCACGCCACACTTCAAAATGAAGATGAATACCTGTGGCACCCCCAGTTGCTCCACATAATCCAAGAACCGTTTGATTTGTTACTTGTTGTCCTACTGATACATTTATAGTTGCTAAATGCCCATAATAGGTCCAGTAGTTATCCATATGTCTGATAACAATGTAATTACCACCAATTGGATGATTTGGTACTACCTCTTCTACTGTCCCAGATTTAGCTGAATAAACAGGTGGATTAGTACCTGCTTTTGGAGCTAAGTCAATGCCTCCGTGAATTCCTGCTTGTCCTCCGCTCAAATAATCAGGTTCATCCCATTCTTGAGTTGCTTGATAAGAAACAGCAAGAGGACTTAACCATGTGTCTGCCATAATTCCCCTCCTTAATATTCTTTCCATGCGTCCATGGAGAACATATGTCCTTATCTAAAGTCTATAACTAAACACACCCTTTTTTTGCTCAAACTTCTAACCAACCTAATTGTCGTGCTAATTCCTCTAAGAATTCACTATCCCTCCTTTTAATCGTTGATAAACTTAAATAAGTTTCATAGGCCACAATTTCATTCTTTTTACGTGGATAGCCATTTTTATACTTAGAAATAAAAATATCACGTACATCCGATGTTGCATCTGATAAAACCTCTTCAACTGTATTTAAAAAAAACTTATGAAAAACTATTTGGTTCAAACTTATTTTTTCATTTGACTTTTCTTCAAAGTATAAAGAAAAAGAAGATTGGGGGTAAACTAATGCATCTTCATACTTTTTTAATTGTTTTTCTATTTTTTTATAATCACATAATAATTGACGAATATGTTTTTTTATTTCTGATTTCATACTGCCACTCTCCTAATAAATTAATGTTTGCCCTGGATAAATTAAGTTAAGATTAGTTAACCTGTTTCGCTGTGCTAAAGCTTGGTATGTCGTACCAAGTTTGGCTGCAATACTTGATAAATTATCACCGTATTGAACCGTGTAAACGTTGCTTACTGCTGATCCATTTACTTTCAAAAATTGTCCAGGGTAAATAAGGTTTGGATTAGCCAATTCATTTAACGAAGCTAAAGTTTGATAATCAGTACCGTATTGGTAAGCAATGCTCGATAATGTATCGCCATATTGAACCACATGTGTTGCTTCTGGTTGTTTATCAGGAACAGTTGTTGAATCTGGCAATAGTTCAATATCGCCTTTACTAATCCACGATAAGATGCCTTCTAGCAACACTCTGCTTCCAGTTACTTCTTGCACTTTATAGCTGTTTCCTTTTACCCAATCTGGAATAGCTTCACCAGTTGCCCAAGCATCAACATTAAATTTCACTTTGACGGTATCACCGACTTCAACTGCAGAAGTAGGTGTTTTATCTGCTTCTTTACCTTCCTCAATAGCTGGTGTGTCCGTTTCTGGTTTGTCAGTAGCCGTATAACCATTATCAGTGATACCTGTTAAGTCTACGTTACCATCTAACCCACCAGCAATATAAGTAGATGTAAACTGCCAAATTGCAATACCATCCATACTTGGAAAATAGTTATACAATGGACTTGGTGTTACCTCATAACTAGGATATGCAGCAATCCATAAAGAGTTAGGAAATTCTTTAATAATTCGCTGATAATCTACATATTGCAATGTAAAAGGTTTGTATGAATAATACATTGGCGTGTACCCTGCTTGTTTAATTCGGCGCATGCCATATAGGATTGTTTCCGTATTGGCGTTTACATCAGGACTAGCTCCATGTTCAAAATCTAATGCAACAATGGAATTTTTAGGCGTTTGGATACGTGGCAAGAAATAATCCATTGTTGTTTTAGCAATGTCCATGCTACCGAACGTATCGTACCAGATATAAGTGTGCGCTCGTTTTCCTTGAGCAATGGCACTTGCTACTTGCGTTTTATAGGTATACTGCTCGTAAATACCACTAGCATTGTAGCCGCCAATTTGAGCAATAGCGAATTTATCATGAGCATAACCAAAACGACCTTGTTCACCTTGATAAATGGCCCAATCAACACCTTGATCGCCTTTGGTAGCAAATACATTTAAAGGCATAAAAAATAGAGCGATTAACGCTCCGACTAAAATTTTCTTTTTCAATTCGTTTACTCCTTGTCTTTTAAATTATATGCTGACACACCTGTTACTACTCCTAAAAAAGTTGCAATGGCATTGATAGTTAAAACAGCCATATCTGTTTGCTGCCATCCATAACCTTTGCCTAACGTTGCTACTAAAACAGATATGGCTGGAAGTACAGTAAGTACTCCCCATTTGATAATTTTGTAGTACTTATCTGGTAGAATCATTTTTTTGCTCCTTTCAATTCTATTATGTCATGTTCCGCTTCTTGCATTCGACCTTCTAATTTAAAAGTTCTTTCAATTACACCATTATGTTTTTCTACTTTTTTTTCTAACTGTTCTATTCTGTAAGCTGTCAAATTGGCACTAGCTACCACGCCAATAAACGCACCAAATGTACTGCCTACTAACCCTATTACAGCAACAACTATTTCATTTGACAAAATCATTCCTCCAATTTAAAAACCGCTTAGCTTTTTGCTAAACGGTTATTTCATTTAAATAAATTTATAAAAATCATTATCACGTTAAGTATCTTAAAAATCCTCTCAAATATAAAACCGTATATGAAGATTGATTAGAATTACTTTGAAATGCAATAGTATCGCCAGCTTTTACATCAAATACATCTGTCAAACCAGCAGCGTGTAATCCTCCTGTACCTTGATTACTCCTGTTCATAACTGCATTACTCTTTGTAAGCTCAATATTACACCAACCTGCTGGAGCATTGGTTGTATAGCTAGTAACAACACTAATTATTCCATCTTTTAATACTTTAATTTTATTCGCTGATAACTCAAAAAATTCATTATTAGTGATGACCTTTTGAGAAATAGGAATGACCTTAATTCCTGTACCACTGATTGATACTGTATTAGGGGCAGAAAAAGCTATTACTTTTTCAGAAATAACAGTTTGTCCAGCGATTTTCGGAGGATTCATAAAATCTTTTGTTCCTGCTATTTCTTGGTCTCCAGTTTGAGTCACCGCTTGCCCTTTAATAGCATCTGCAACATTTTTAGGGCTCATATATTTGGTCGTTGATGTTCCAGCAGATGCTTCGCTATCAGTAGCAAATCCATAATTTTTAACATTGCCCAAGCCAACTTGACTTGCTGTCACTTTATGTGGATTGTCTTGACTTTCCGTATGCTCCTTTAGTTGTTCCTCTCTTACAAAGCCACTTTTTGCTAATACATCTTGCGCATTAATACTAATTTCTAATTGAATAGCTGAATAGTCAACATCCAGATTAGCAGTTGTCACTCCATTTGATGGATCTGTATAGCTAATTAGATAGATAAAACCCTCGCTAGTAATGAAATTTTTATCAGTGACTTGAACTGATAAATCTTTGTATTCGCCAGCATTTTCTTGAATTTGAGTGGTCCACGAGTCAGTTGACTCAATATAAGTGGAAACTTTAATTGTTTTGTTGTTAGGTGTAGTGGCTTTAACACGTTCACTAATAGTAAAAGCGACAAAACTATCTTTTAATAAAACCACCGCTTCTTCTTGACTTAATCCTTCAAAATTTTGAGGAATTAATTTTTTTGCAGCTTCTAAAGCATTGAACACTCCTAACTGTTGTGGTATAACTCCGCTTTGCGTCGAACCACTACTCACTCCAGAATCATCACGGCTTACTAATTTGTTGTAATCAGATTGAGAAACTTCATTCCATGTATCTTTTGGTTTTTTTAGTACTTTAGCTGTTACATCTGTAAAATATTGATTTGCATTTGTTGCTGTATTACCCGCTGTTTTTCCAGTGAAATCCATAGGTACTTTTACGTTTGTTGTTCCAGAAAGTAACGATACTCCTTCTGATTTTGTCATGCGGTCATTAAAGTCAACTTGTAATCGAGTAGCTAATGTTGATTGTGTTACCCCTTGTGTATCTGTTCTCGCTTGTACGATTTCAGGATTACTGTCACCAGCTTCTCCAACAAGTTTTTCAAAGTCATTACGCAAAGCATCAAATTCTTGTTTATTGTTGTTTGCTGTAGATACCGCTTGATTTGAAGTATTAATAGCCGTTTGAGAATTAGTTAAAGCTTGGTTTGCTGTTTCATTAGCTTGATTACCTGCTTGTTCTGCAATTTGTACAGCTTCTTTTCCGGCGTCGTCAGCAATTTTTTTGGCATCATTAATTCCTTCTGTCAACCGACTTTGATAATCATTTATTTTTTCAACAGCAGTATTAGATTGATCCAAAATTGCATTAATTCTAATTCGACCTTGATTCAGCGTGTCGGTTTCTTTAATTTGCTCGATAGCCATTTTCTCACTCCTACTCTGCATTAATATATTCAATTGTAGCTTTTTGTAAAACACGATTTCCTATTTTGATGAATGGCGAACTATTATCAATCAGTTCTGCAAAATAATCATCTAATGTTTTACCTGATTCATCATTGATTATAAATTCTTCTTGTTTGCTAATTAGTTTTACTGTTAATCTCATTTAAAATTGTCCTCCTAGTTGTGATTGTATAAAAACACGACAAATAACTTGCGCTTCGATTCGTGCAAGTTTGTTAGGTATTATCTTGATTGTATGATTACCTCTAGAGATTTTACCTCCACTAGTTTTCCTAAGATAATTAACAATGTTTAATCTTTGTTGGCTAGTATCGTGTACTGGAATGGTGGTACCATCTACAACTATATCAACACTAGTTGCGCTACTTGGTGCCTCATAAATCCCCCATTCTAATGGATGGCTATGATCAGGTAAAGTAATTTGGTGTGTATGTGCCGGTATTCTTACTTGGTGGCTATGGTTAGGAACCGATATGCTGTGAGTATGGTTTGGTATAGAAATATTAAAATTGTGACTATGGTTAGGTGTATTCACTGTATGGGAATGTGCCGGTGTAGTCACGTTATGAGTATGATTACCTGAGCTCGTCTTTGTGTACCAATCTGTTGATGCAGTCGACATCAGTCTAAATCTCATACCTGACCCCGCATCCATTTCTCGATAAAATGCACTTGATTCAGTGCTACCATTATTAGATGCAACAAGGTGATTATGATCTCCACCTGCTGAACTTGTTTGTGAACTTTGACCATTTACAGAACTAGATTGAATACTGCCTCCCCCGCCACCTGTAGTGGATCCACTAGAATAACCTCCGCCAGCTGAACTTGAAACGACACTTCCGCCACCAGCCGAGCTCGTTTGCGTTGAAGCTCCTCCAGCTGAAGTACTTTTAACCGTAGCTCCGCCTCCTTTTACGGCTTTTGTGTAGCCACGATATCTCTTTGTTTTGAAAGTAAGTTCTACAGTATTTACATGAAATACATCATCATCTAAGAAGAATTCAATTTCTGCTGGGTATGCCTTTTCGCAGTTATCCTGATAACTATAGTTCAAAATATTCGTTGCACCTTGCGAGTATGTCTCATTTATTTCCTGTTTACGTTTCAAATCAGACATTGTTGTAGTAAAATCGTCAGATAAATTACCAAGCTCTAGCTGAATATCTTGTGGGGAGCCGAAAACATCCTGTTTTGTCTCTTTTTTAATGCGCAAGTTTATGCTTCCAAAGTCATCTGTGTTAATCATAATTACAGTTCCTTGTCTTAACTTATCAATGCTTAAAGGTTCATCTGTTAATTTCAATAAATCAGCCGCAGTCACATCCCAAGAAATTTTAGGTTGTGCCCATTTTTTTAACATGTTGATTGCATTGTCTTTTAAAGCTTGTGGAACTGTGAATCGTTGGTCCACCCATACATATTCAACTAAACCATGTTCTTTTATAGACTTTGCATCTTCTACATAAGGAATATTTTTATTCACTGATTTTATATTTATCTGGTTAACCCCTTCACCAGCCCCCAAAGGATAAACTCGATTAACTAAATTATTGGGGTCTCTTTCAATCTCAAAACCTTGCATGTTATATCCTTCTTGAATACGAGCAATAGGTTCTTTTGGCGGCTTCACTAAAGATAATTCGAATGGATAAACTTTGGTATTCCACTGCCACATGTAGTCTTCATCAAATGCTTGAGGGATACTAAACAAGGCATCAGCAAGACCATTTTCATTTTCCCATGCATAACTAAAATATCGAGTGAATTCACATTTTTTTAAAACCCAGTGCTTTGTCCTTTGTTTATTCAAAAGATAGTTAATAACATCAATTGTTTTTCGATTAACTAGTTCATGATAACCAAAAAGAACTGTGTCTAGTAAAGTACAGAGGGCTTCATTTGCCGTGTACGTGATCGAATTGTTACTAGCATCTTTGCGAACAGTTGAAGGCATAACCCGGTATAACCCTATATATTCATTCTCATTATCTGTTAGTTCAACCCATAACATTTCTTGCAAAAATTCATTTTTAGGATCATCCAACGGCATTGAAAATTCTAGATTACCTATTTGGTTTTCAATTTTTTCATATCCAACATTATAAGCGTTATCTAAAACTGCCGTATATTCTCTTTTTAAATCCATTGCCATCAACATATTTTAGCAACACCTCCTATAAGAAACGATTTGGATATCGAATAGTTAGATTAAAAGTACTATCTTTCGCTTGGATGTATAGTGGCTCATTTGGATAAATATAAAAATCGTTCATAGGGCGAATCATTGGCTTCCCATTTTTCGTAATATTAAACTGTTCTGTATCGATTACTATTTCTGACTTATCAAAATCACCAATATCAATAGTGTCGCTTCTAGTTTTTATCCACACGCCTCTACCAGTGCCTTTTATAGTAATAATCGGTTTTACTTTTAACCCTTCGACAGTTGGATATATTTCAATTGGTTTCACTTCTTGACCGTTATCTCCCATTAAATAGGAACGATTTTGAAAAGTAATCATGGTAGAACCCCAATAAGCCCCACCTTCGATAACAATAGGTAAGTCAACAGCCCCTGATCCAGTATTACCCATAAGATAGTTAGCCTGAAACGTTATTTCTGTTGAACCCCACATAACACTAGTAGCATCGCTTCGAGTGTATTTATATGGATTGTTCAACAAAATTGTAAATGTACCAACGACTCGATTCAATCCCTCAGGAACTGCATCAATGTCTGATTTACTACCCGACCAAAGCATTTCTGGTTCATCATTAAACCAAATCTGTACATCTTTTTCTGTAAACAAAGCAACGTTTAGTCTGTTAAAAGAATCCCTAAACGCTTCGTTAGAGTTAGCCTCAACTTTGAATTTAACTGTTAATTCTCTTTCCGGAATACGAGCATAAACATGTCGCATTCCATCACGAATTCCCAACTGGTAGCTTTGTATCTCAGTAGGAGCTAACTCTCTTCCAACAACAGATAATGTTCTATAACCTGGAACTAAATCTTCTAAAAAGGAACCATTAAAATTCATGGCTTCGGAAGGCAAAGAGGCTTTTGTTTGTTGTTCATTTACATCAATAAAGTTGTATAACATTTAGCGCCTCCTTCCTAAAGAAACATTTTTTTATCTTGTTGATTCTGTAATTCTTTACTCATTGGTTTAGCAATAACCCTTGCAACCTCTGTACTATCTAAAATAACAGGTACCTCCACAGTGAATTTTGAAGATACATCTCCAGAAAACGCTAAACTTTGTGTTCCGCCACTAAATGACAGATTTGAATTTAAATTATCCAGCGCGGGCATGCCTACTTTTTTACTTAGTCGTTGCATAGATTTTTCTACAAAGTTTGAATATTTATCAATACCAACCGCTACTCCTGCTGGAATCATTTTACCTACTTCGTCACGCATTACACGTGATGGAGAATGAATATCCATAGCGCTTTTCATTGTACTTACAATTTGATCTGCCACACCTCTTGCTGCAGCTAAAGCACTATTAGCATTGGCGTTAATACCATTAGTCAATCCATCAATTGCATTTGCTCCGATAGAATTCATTTCTGATGGCAATTTATCCATTGCAGAAATTATTTTATCAACAATAGACTCAACAGCTCTTACTGGATTCGTTGCGTTTTGTTCGATACCGTTTGATAATCCAGAATCAACATCTTCACCAATTGAATGAAATACACGAGAAGGAGAGTGAGAATCTAAACCTTTTCTGGCGCCAGAAACCACATCATCGATCATTTGATTAGACGTTTTCACAGGAATTCCTTTGCCGTCATCAACACCTTTTTCTAATCCTTGAGGAATTGACTTACCAATACCTCTGAAATCAGCTTTTTGGACTTCGCCTTTCATGTCTTCCCCGACTTTAGGAACAATTCCTTTGGTCATTTCTTCAACCGATGTACGCCCGTTCTCAATGCCTGCTTTAAAGTCATCAGTTACACTTAGACCCACACTTTTAAAATCTGTATTCTTAATTTGAGTCATCAAAGTTTCTTTTTGAGTTGGTATAAGAGCTTGAATTTCATCGTTCAAACCATTTTTGCCTAATTGATAACCTTCTTTCATTGCATTCATGGAAGTTTCACCAGTATTACGATAGACATCATTTAAGCGTTGCAATTGTTCGTCTGAAGAATTTACTAATTCTGCCGCTTGAGCAGCACCTTCTGGACCCATTTTTCTTAGTTGCTCTAAAAGACCTTCGTCTACCCCTCGCTGTGCTAACGTAGCAATGTTAGTACTCCATTGACTAACAGCTTCTTGATTTTTTTGTAAATTTTCAGCCATTTGATCAACTGAAATAGCTTGTTTTTGTTGGATAACATCAAAGGCACTCCCTACTTTTTCTTCAAGCGATGAATATTCTGAACGCATTGCATCCATTGTTTCTTTCGTCTTTCCACTTAAAGCATTGTATGAAACTGTTTGATTTAACACACCATTTTCTACAGCTTGGCTTGCACGCTGCATTGATTGTTCATGGGCATTAGCTGTATTTATAATTTCATTCGTTAATTCCTGTTGAACGCCCTTTAACACTTGCTCTTGCTCGCCCAACTTTTCAATATTTTCACGAGCTTCTTTTGTATTCCCGCCAGATTCTTTTAATGTCTGATTCCATTTTTCTCTAGCAGCATTGATTTCCATCAGCTTCGCTTCATTATCATTTCGTTCTTTTAACATTTGATTAATGTTTTCTTGAGCTTGAGAAGCTTCATCTAAAGCATTATAGGCATCAACTTGTTGTTGAATTGTTCCAGGCATTTCAGATAAAATATTTTTTTGATCGTCATAAACTAAGTTTAAACCTGTCATTTTACCGTTCAATTCCTCAACAATTTCCACCATACGTTTTTTCTCGCTGTTGCTTAATTTTTCTTTAGCAGAGAGCATTTCCATTTCAGAAATCATAGATTGGAATTTTTCTTTAGTATTATCCAATTCAATAGCTTCATCTTTTCGTGATTGGGTATGTTCTTGATTCTTTTTAATCAAGTCATCTGTGGTTTTCATAAGGTTTTCTTGTTCTTTTTTAACTGCCTTAGTTGATTCAGTTTCCTTATCTAACCATTTCCACAAGTTTACCCCTACAGCTACTAGTCCTCCTATTGCAGCTGTTACCCAACCAATAGGGCCCATCAACAATTTCATAGCGGTACTAAAAACAGTTGTAGCTACTGTAGCTAAACTAATTGTTCCCGTCAAAATACCAACGATTGTATTTTGCGCCACTAAAAGACCAGTTTTTATTGCTATTGCTGCAGAATTGGCTTTATCGGCTGCCAAGTTTAACATCCATGCTCTTCCGAGTGCTGTGGTAGACAACGTAGCCAGTTTTGATATTCCATTGTATAAACTTATTGCGGTTGTATAAGCTTTGATTGCCAATTCAGATTGTTTTATATAGCCTGTCACTTGCTGAATTACTTTCAACGCTGTAAAGGTGGCAGCAAAACTGGCAATTGTTGGTAGTAATGGTGTTAAAGCTGTACCTATCGACGTAATAGCTTTTCCGAATAGTTTCATCAATGGGATAGTTGATTGAATCGCTGCATCAATTGCCTTAAAAGTTATATTCACTACATTTTTTAAAGAGTCTAAGTTTTCGGCAATATTTTTTCCTGTCACTGCTTTGGATAATTCATCAAACGATTTAATAACTGTAGTTACACCTTTAACGGTGGCTGTTTTAATGTTTGCCCATGATGTTTTGATACCTTTTGAGTTTTTCTTTGCTAGGTCCGCAAAACCACCTACGCCTTTGTCCAACTCAATCAAACGATTATTGAACTCATTAAATGTAATATCTCCTTCTTTTAAGGCATCATATAATTGGTTAACTGAGTTTACACCTTGTTCTTTGAAAGACTTAGCAACTTTATCCATAGCTATTGGCATTGTTTCTTGTAAAGTTCGCCAAGACTGCATATCAACTTCACCCTTACCGAGCATTTGAATATATTGTTGCATACCACGAGTCGCATCAGCAGTTGAAGCTCCAGAAGCAAGAAAGGCATCATTTAATGCAATAGCTGTGTCAGTCCCTTTACTCAAGCTACCAGTTGAAATCGATAGTTGTTGCGTACTAGACACAATTTCATCGAGGGATGTTGGTAATCCATCAATCCCATCAGATAGTTTATTCATGGACCGATCAACATCTTCTGTTGAGTAACCTAGAGCCTTCATAACTACAGGATACTTATTCAACGTATCAAATCGGTTAATAGCTCCTTCAACAGAATCCTTAACCATATTTACGGCCGTAGATACTAATTTTACTGCACCCACACCTGCTCCAATACTAAGAATTGACTTGCCTAATTGATTACCTTTAGTGGTACTTTTATCCAATCCATCCCCTAGTTCACCAGATTGCTTGTTTACACCAGCCATTGAACGTTCAGCGCTACTCATCGTGCTACTAAACGTTCTATCAGTGGCAGTAAGTATTGCTTCGACTGAATATGATTCCATTATTTTCCTCCTTTCCTACTTATTTGCTTTTCTTAATAAATCAATTGCTCCTATATCAACTTTTTCATCAATTAATGATTTACCCAAAATAAGCTTCTCTCGTTCTTCATAATTGAAAAACTTATTGAATTCCTTATAATAAGGTTCAGATTTTTTACCTTTAGTCGCCTTAATTTGGTTATTTAGCCAAGATTGGAGATAGAGGTCTCTTTCATGGTCAAGTCTTTTTAACTGAAACGCCAATAGCCTAACTTCATATTCATACAAAGTCATTCGTTCAATTTCTGATAAATCAGTAATTTCTAGGTAACGAAAACAATTAATAAGAATATTTTCATAAGCTTCAGCTGAGCTTAGTTCCTCTCTTACTTGTTCTCCATCAGAGCTTTCTTGAAATTTCTGACCGTTAACTTTCCCGCATTGCTTTCTTCTAAGTTTTTCAACGTTTCATCAAATAATGTCTCAATATCATCAACAGTTTCAACAAACTCATCTACTTCATCCTTAGAAGGTCTACTTTTTTCCGTAATGGTAGCTGTGTAAAGTACATCAGATAAAACAACGATATTTCCACTTACTAGCTGCGGTAATAATGTTGTTAACCCCATTCCAAGATTCACATCATTGCGAACTACCCCATGCTGCTTATCCAATTCACGAATAAACTTGACTCCAAAAATACAGTTATATTTTTTTCCTTTAATTTCGATTTGCATGTCTTTTCCTCCATAAGAAAAGGACAGCCGCTAAGCTGCCCTCTAAATTTATATTTTAAACTTGATTATTCAATGTTAAGGTGTGTTGAGCTGTTTTCTTACCATCCTCTGTTGTTCCTGTTGTGGTATAAACACCAGCTGGTACCGTTTCTGTCCAAGTGATATTACCTGTTTCAGAGACAGCAAGACCTTCTGTTTCAGGCGTAATCTTATAGGTTACTTTTTTGTTGATTGCATTTTCAGGCAAAACAGTTGCTGTGATTTGTCGGCTACCTGCAGTACCCGCATCTGCTGTTGATGTTTTAGGAGAAAACTCTAAGCCAGTTACAGCAATAGACAATGTTTTAAAAGCTGGAATATCTACTCGCTCTGATTCTTTCCCATTAACAACACGAGTTACTTGGTACTCACCAACTGGCACAGAGGTGTTAGGTTCCATTCCTGTTATAGTTAAAGGTGATGTGCCGGAAACAACTTCGGTTTGGCCTTTATAAATTTTAAAAGTATCCACCATATTTATTTTCCTTTCTTAGCTTAATTCAATAGAAGCCCCATCGACTGTAGGAGTTACACTTCCCACAGAAGGGCTATCTACTTTCCCGGATCAGCTGTTTCAATAGTTGTATCTTTGAAGACATATTGAACTACTTCTTCTTGATCAGCAGTTAATGTCGCAAATCCTTTTGCACCTTTACCATTGATACCAAATTCTAATGAAACTTCTACGGTGTCTTCAGCATTAGGTGATTTACCAAATGATGTTACATATCCTTGGTAATAGGTTGCCTTGTATTTGTCAGCATTATCTCCTGCACCTTTTTCTGCTTTGTTGATTTCCCAAATTTCAATAATATCGTCATTGTCTAAAGCTTCTTCTAGTTGATCAACATACGGATCACCGACTGATAAAATAGATGTTGCTGAAAAATCAATTTCCAATGATCCTGGGATACGAATCGGACCATCTTTAGTGGCCACGGAGTCACTATCTTTTGTTTTTGTATTTTCATGTTCTGTCTGGAAAGCTAATTTCCATGCTGCTTCCTCTTTTGATTTTTTTAACAAACGGAAAAGTAAAATAATATCAATACCTTTAGCCGCTACTTTTGCTTCATTAGCCATTTATATTCCTTCTCTCTATAGTATTTTGAATTCTAAAGATATCATTGCCCGCTTCAATGGTGTGTTAGTCGAAATGTCATCTACTAACCGAATACCGCTTGATTGGATATTGAGCGACCAATAATAACCTTCCGTTTCAGAAATAGATAGAGCCTCAGCAAAAATTGCTGAAGCCATATCCGATATTTGTTTACGTTTTTTTGCCAATCCCCATACAGATAGATTCAATGTAACCGAACCTTTAATATCAGTTTTGTTGGCTTGGTGCAGTGTCTGAGTATCTTCTAATTCGACAAATGGATAACCTACATCATTCGTAGGTTTGTAATCGTAGGTTTCATAACCCAGTGATTGACACTTCTTATACACTTCATCGAAGATTGATTGATCTCTTGTTTTAATCATTTCATCAACCTTTCCAAGTCCGTTCTAAATTTCACTTTTTGTTGTTTCAGAGGTGGTAAAAAGAAATCACGTTTCACCATGAATCTTGTTCCGTGTATTAAGTATGGTGCGTATTCTGTTCCTGGTCCTGTATGCCCAGAAAAACCATTGTTCGAAAGCCTCATAACGATACTTCTTTTTGTTGCCCCAGTAGGTTTAACAAACTTTTTACCTTCCCAGTGTCCAGTTAACACTTTTCCGGCTTCAGCTTGCATATTGGCGGTTAATTCTGCTGTGTTGTTTCTAACAACTGTTTTCACATCATCAAGCTGAGCATTTCTCTTTAGTTTTTTAGAAATTCCAGCTAATCCATTAATTCTTACTTGACTTCTTGCCATCAATAGTCACTTCCTGAATAATCAAGCTATTTCTTAATGCAGGAACTCTACTTGTAATAACTTCCCAAGTTTTACCTTCAAACTCAATGTAATCAAATTCTGGAATAACGAAAAGGGGCTGTGTCCTAATGACCTTAGCCCCTTCTTTAATGCTTCCGAAAATAGTAATAGAACGATCTGTACCAATATCAGTTACATTGATATCAGCAGTTTTTCTAAACGGTTCTTCTTCAATCCATTCACCTAAATTTGGATCATAATGCGATTCTGAAGATTTTTTTACAAAGGTAATTTCATCTAAATATCTCATGAAAATGTAAACCTCCCACGTTTAGGCTTATAAAGTTCTTCTATTTCCTTATTCTTATACTCTTCAATCTCATCTTGATATTCAGAAAAATCAGAGTCTGGAAATGCCATAGATAAACCTTCTTGAGAATAAGATTGCATTCCTTCTTGGCCAATACGATTAAATCGTTTTAAAGTGACTTCATATACAACTGAATCAAAACTTTTTGGTAACTCAGTGACATTCAATATATTTTGAAGCCGATCTTTTGTACGTCTTTCAATGATTTCTAATTTTTCATCAAGACTGCCATTTAATAATTTTTTTACATCATTTGCTATCTCTGACATCAAAACACCACCTAAGTTAGTTCGATTGTCGCCCCATTTGTTGTCGGTGTTACTTTTCCGACAACAGGGCTAGTTACTCCCCCGCAGCTTTTGGTTGAATCTTAGCAAATGCTTCATCTTTGATGACCATGAAACCAATATCCATTGTAGCTCGTAAAGCAACCAATTCTTGTTCGTACAAGTTGACAGGCGTACCGTCTTCATTCGTTAAAGTAGATAATTGAGCTTCTTCTGAAATTTTGAAATTAATGTTAAATGGGATACCATAGCGCAAGTAATCAAAATCACCAGTATAAAGGTTTCCCTTATCCATAGATTTTAGATCTGCTACAGGTAGTCCATCAATAGTATTGCTGACACGATCATAAATAAATTGAGTTGTGTCACCAATTTTTTTACTTGCTTCACGTAACACTGTACGATTCTTACGATTAGAAATGAAAGCATTCGGATCGTATTCACCTTCTCCAAGCAAATCCTCTAATGCTAAAATGTTGTCATATGTCAAGTCGCCCTCAATTACATTACTAGCTGCAATGACAGATTTTTCAATAGATTGAGAGAATGGATTTTCTTTATCAAGGATAGTAGCCGCATCGATTTTCTTATAAAATGCTTCTGCGATTTTTGGTTGCATTTGAGTAAAGAAATCAGACATCTTATAAGTTAAATATTCCCGAGAAACTGGGATAATAACACCAATTTTTTTCGCAGTCATCGTTACGTTTAACCATTTAGGTTTAGACGTTTTAATCTTTTCGCCTTCACCAACCCAGTACGCCCCAGGACCTTCTGCAAAGTATTCGAATTTCTTTTCTTTGCCGTCCATTTCTTCATATTTAGCCAACTGCATTAACTTAGAATTTTCCATCACATCTTTTAAAATTAAAGTGTTGTACTTATCTGGAATTGTTCCATCTTTTTTCTCTAATACAGTGACGTTGTCTGGATTCCATGTTTGAGCAAACATTTGAATATCCATTTTCATTAATTGTTTTTTCTTCATTTATATTTCCTCCTATTTTACAATTCGTTTACTTGCTGCAAGAGCTGCAACTGATTCGGTTTCTTTTTTATCAGTTGAAAATTGTCCGCCCTCACCTGGTGTTTTTTGGCGAGCATTTTCTTTCTTAATCATTGATACATAGTTCGTAACAATAGCGACAGCTTTTTTTGTGGCTTCCGCATCATCTGAAACAATCAATCCTAGCAAATCATCGTCATGCGGCAAACTAGCCTCTGAAAGCATTTTAGAAGCTTCTTTTGACATGGAAACTAATGCTTGACTACGTTCCAATTCCGCAATTTTTGCTTCTAGCTGTTTCTTTTCATGTTCAGCTTTTTCCTGAGCATTCATTTTTGCCAGTTTTTCTGCTTCTGCTTGTTTTTCTTGTTGCTCTTTTTCCCAAGCTTCTTTTGTTTTTGATACTTCAGCAGCAATCATTTTTGCTACTTCATCACGAGAAAACGTTTTTCCATTGCCTTTATCTTTACTATCATCTTCTGGTGGCGTTTGTTCTTGACCTCCGGCCGGTTGGTCCGTATCTCCAGTGCCAGTATCTGGATTATCAGCAAAGAATTGTAAATGCATTGGCAATAATAGTTTTTTTGTTTTCATGATTATCCTCCACGGTTACGCCGCTACCCGATATATTTGATAAGTTACGCCTATCAATCGAAACAGCTTTCTCTTTAGTGCCTGTAAGCAGTAAGAAGGCAATATAAAAAGCCTAACGTTTGTTAGACTTTAATTGCCTTATTTTCCCATTTTTTGTATGCATCAAAATAAATCTCTTGCTTGTCGCCGTTTAATGTTAATTCATAATACATACCATCAAGTAAAGTAGTGCTTAATAGAGCTTTGTTATTCTGCAATGTTTTACAACTCCAAACTACAAAAACATCTTTTTTGGTAATTTCTTTTTGATCTGATTTATCCAAGTGTTTGTTTGCATAATTTGAAACAATTTCTTTACATTTATCAATAAATTCTTGTGAATCCATCATTTTACCCTCTTTTCTTAAATATTCTTCATAATCAGCATCTAAATAGTCATAAGGATCGTCATTCATAGAATCACACCTTTCTGTCATAATTTTAAAGTGATTCTTCGACTTCTTTTCTTAATTCAGAAATTAATCTGTTTAGCTTTTCTGTCAATTTACCTTTCTTTTTTGTACCAAATTTTGTTTTTCTTTGTTCATACATTAATAACTTGATTTCGGTATTCATATACATAATTGTCGCTTTATATCCACAATTTGCACATTCAGCATAATGGTGTTCGACATCCTTCGTGATATTTTCAGATTTTCTAATTAAAGGAGTGTGTTTATGACATTGATTGCATTTATATAGATTATCCATTTACAAACCTCTTTCTTTCAGCGACTTCTCATAATCCTCACTAATTTTAGGGACAGTAGAGCACTTACAATGAGGATGCATATAAGGAGCATTAATACCTTTTTTCATCTTTAATACTCTATAAGGGCTTCCCTTAGCCACTTTTTTACATATTTCACAGGCAAACGGTTCTGCAATGTAATCATATTCTTCGATATCTGCATCCAAGTAACTTTGCTTTTGAATATCTGTTTGAATACCAGATATTTCAGTCATCATTAACCTATTTAGCTTGTACCTTATATTTAATTGGTTAGGCTTTATAAATTTAGCCATCTCTTTTGCTACTGCTCTTGGATTTTTCCCTTGAGTGATTGCCTGAGTGATTGTTTTTTCTAAATCAGCTTTCATTTCAACAAAATTTTGCCAAATGTTATCACTAAACGAAGGGAATTCACTTGATTTGAATGATGCATTAACAATTTTTCTAACCTTAGACGAATAATTTTCTTTAACGGTTTCGCCTAATATTCCCGCCTGTCTTAAATACTCATCTTTTGCTGCTTCAGATAACTGAGAATATCCCCACTTATCTAGCTCATCAAACAACGTGATTAGTTCTAAACCAATTTGAGACTTTAATAGCTCTAATCTAGACACTCGCATTACTAAGTTATAGATTTTCAATTCTTTATTGGCCTGTGGACTAAAGTCTTTATTTTTTACATACTCCTTCGCTTTTCTCTCAAAGCGTTTTACGTCCATCTTATTAGCCATTTTTCTTGCTTCGCTAATCGTAATCTTTTGGCCATTGGAAAATCTATCCCAGTTAGCTTCAATTTCGGTTTGAATCGCATCAATAGCATTTTGAAGCTGTTGAACAATTTCTTTTTCTCTATCGCGATCTAGCTTCATCTGTTCTTTGATCCAAGATTCTTCACGATTTTTCAAGTAGGACATTCAATCATTCCTCCTCGGTTTCCTTTTCCGATTGTTTAGCTAAAAATTTTGCCTGATTCACTTTCGTTTTGGCTACTTCTTCATCAGTAATATCTAATGGTTTATTTTCATTTTTTACACGTTCTAATTCAGCTTGAACATCATCAACAAACGAAGCTAGACCTAAAATTGTTTCTTGGCTTAACTCAGCTCCAGAGTCAATCAATGTTTTTAATTCTTCTAGAATTGCTTTCGGAAGATTAGGAGTAAAGATAATTCGCAATCCTTTTAAATCGGAGTTATCAATCTCAGAAACACTTGATTTTAGATTAAATAAAAGACGATAGCGCCGCACAAGACTTTTTTTAAATAGTCTTTGCTTTACTGCCGTCATTTGATTGAAACCAAACATTTTATACTTCATTGCTTCTCCTGATTGAACACCAGAAAAATTTGTATCTGTTAAATCTGGAATCATAGATATTTCATGTATCCCTTTTCTCACTCGTTCTTTGTAGGCTTCAACGCCGTTTACATCGTATTGTTTATAGATGTAGCTAGCATTCACTGAGGTCTTGTTACCATTGATATCTGTGCCAGATTCAAGTAAAAGAATGTTCGCTTCTTTTTGCTTAATAGCATCTTCGGTTGATAGACCCGCTGCTTCAATGTCTCCGCTAATCACTAATAGCGCATCGTTTAAGTCCGTCATGTAATTAGCAGTGTCAGACTGTCCAGCATCATACAAATCGATTTGAGATAAAATATCTTCATACAATCCCATTCTAAAACGATTAGGAGAAAACTCAGTTATCTGAACTTCTTTGTAATCATGAGAATCCTCTTTTGGATCACTTAGTTTAATCGTAGCAAGAGTCGTTTCAGCGTAAGTAATGATTTTGTCTTTTGTGTAAATTATCGGTTGAATATACTGTTTGTCTGCATCTATAGTAAATTTAGTTTTAGGATAACGAACAGCAAGTATTGGTCTACGCTTGACCGTTGTATCATAAACAACAAACGTTTCAAAAACATTGCATAGATCAACATAGTCAACGTCATCTTCATCTCGATATATGATTTCATAAGCTCGGCCGTATTTATCCATATCTAACCACAATTCTCCATTCAATCCGTCAATGTCATTATCTTGATTGAAATTATCAATGGTCTCTTGACTAGCTTTATTATTAATTTGAACTTTTAATGGATTGCCTGTATTGTATCCAACATCAAACGTTGCAAGAACTTTTCCAAAATTATGAGCAGCTCTATGGTCTGCTTTTTCTTTTTCCTTACGGCGACGATTTTTGATGATGTTTGTATTCTTTGCTTTATAATAATCATCCAAAACCTGTAGACGTGGAACCTGGTGTTCATTATGGTGCGCAATCATTTTTGCTAAAACATCAGTATTATCCAACAATTCTTCTGCAGAACTATATCTATAGTGAATATTTGATTCTACGCCAAAGCTAACAAAATTTTCATTCACATCACTTGAATAGCTGATGTCCGATCCATGTTCAAATTCATTAACTTTTTGGATTTCTTCATTTTCCATACTTCACACTCCTTTTTTTAAAACATTCTTTTTATTTTGTTTCTTTGATTTTTACTAATTTTAGTTTTTTTCTTCGCCCACATGTCTTCATTAAATCCGTAACGTGTGGCATCAATTGTATGATTGTCTTTATCTTCTAGTCTCGGTTTAGGATTACCATCTCTATCAGTCTGATAATCAATGTTTTCAAATTCCTTAGCTATATTTGGAGTCCTCAATGGATCGATACAAATAAAATCTAAGTCATCTAGCCATTGCTCACCATATTCAACCGAATCCGGGCCTTTTTTAACACCTTTTATATGATTGATACCATGCTCATTTACTAACTCTGCATTACTTTTGGGCTCAGCAGAATCAGAAAAAATTTCATCATTTTGATAGCCCTTTTCATGTAGTTTTTTAGCTAATTCCCTATTACTAATTTTCACACCATATATCTCATCAATAGCATAGATACCATTTTTCTTTTTATCATAATGCCATCGAACGAACGCTAACGGATCAGTTGCATAGCCGAAGTCAAGACCGTTTCTGATATTATCAAAGTTAGTTACCATTTCATCAGTTATACAGCCTTTCTCCACTTTTAGGTTACTGAATGGAACTACTCCAGAACCGATTGCTTCACCATCGTATTCCCATCTAGCACGCAAAGGATTTCTATCTCTTGCTGCCTCCACTTCTCTCAAGAATTCTCTCGAAATAAAAGGATTATCTTTATAAGTAGAGTGATGAACAAATGTATTCTCAGGTTGGAAACTAGATTCATATTTTTTGTTCACCCAAGATTGTCGACGTTTTGGCGGGTTGTAGCTGAAAAAGAATTTATAAAAAAGACCATCTCCTAATTCACCACGTAAAAGTGAATTGGTAATGGTCGTTACTTCATCTTCAGTTTTAAACTCGCCTAACTCCTCAATCCAGCCAATCGCAAACGGGAATCTACTATCTTTTAAAGACTTGATTCTTTCGGGATTTTGGGCACCTCTGAAAATCATATAATTCCCACGAGGTATGTATGTGATTCTTAACGGTGATTTATTAAATTTAAATAGATGCGTTACCCCTTGCTGTTCAATCGCCCACTTCATTTGCTCGTAGATTGATTGTTCTAATGTATTATCAACATATCGAATGCCAACCGCATTGACAGCATACCTCATAAGTAATTGAGTAATAATATGTGCAATATCTGATGATTTACCAGAACCGCGTCCACCCTTACAAACAATATTCAGTATGTCCGAGTTAAGAGTTGCTCTCCATACCGAATGAAATTTTTTCGGTAATAATTCTGATAGTTTTTTCTTAACCATCATCATCACCGATATCATCAACAAATACTGGCATTTCAGTAACTTCTATTTGTTGCTTGTCAGTGAACAGCGCATGACGTTTACCGAGTAATTCGGCTGCTTTAGTCCTCTCTTCCGTACTAGGGGTATATTCATAGCTTTTTTGATGAGTGAATACTTCTCCTTCATCATTAGTTGTTTCGGTATTATAAACACCTTTCATTTTTTCACCACGCATGGTGCTAGTGAGATATTCTAGGACTTCTTGTGCATCTGCAACTCTTTCGTTCTGCATCTTTTCTAGCTGTTCATCAATATATCGCTTCACGTTAGCATCTGTTAGCAGTCTACTTGCATTCACTCTTGCTGTGGTGTCTTTTTTTATGTTTGGATATGCGACTTTATACGCTCTCGTACCATTCATATCAATCAGCCATTCATCAGCAAAAACCTGATGTTTTGGATTCCTTATCATGTTATTCACCTCCTAATTAATTTTATGTAAATGTGCGACAGATACACAAATACCTGTTATACTCTTTATAAGGTAGCGCTCCTTTTTTAAAAACTTAAGTTCAGAAACTACAATCTATCTTAATTTTGACACTAACGCTACCTAGCCACTAGAACCCATAGTCTAGTGGCTTTTTTATGTACGAAAAAAAGACCACTAAATAAGTGATCTATTTTTCTTGATTATTGATAATAAAAAAGCGTATAAAATCTTTTCCAAATTTTGATATTTTCAATCTATCCTTCGCTTTAAGACTTATCTTACTTTTGCTAGTTAGACTTTTCAATTTTATTTTTCTTTTCCCAGACAAAGAATTTAATATGCTCTCTGTAGAATTTCTAATTTCCTCAATAGCAATTTGCATTTTTTTTATGTCTTTTGCAAGCTTATCATCATATTCATTTTGCATTAAGCCTAACCGATATAAGTTCTCTCTAACTGCAACATATTGGTCGTAATTGATATCGAATGCTTCTAATAACTCTGTATAGTTATTGTATCCATCGATATCAGCAAATGTATTGGTTTTATAGGACAATTTAAGAACTGAAATATCTAAAATAGTCAGTTTATCAAGCGTATCAAAATATAAATAAGCCACATCAAAAGATGGATTATCCAAATTCAAAAATTCTGAATAACCATTAATCATAAATTCAATTTTTTCTGCTTGATTAGTAGATTCAATTTTCTTCATGACCATTTCAAATATTTCGTCTAAAACTTCCTTATTTTCTAAAGATTGTTTTTCAAATTTCTCCTTCAATTCTTCGTTTCTTCTACTGATTGCTTGAACCATAATCTCTAAGTTTCTTATTTTCTTATTCGTCCTAAACTCAGTTATAGCTCCCCCAATGCCCGGTATCAAACCAGCTCCGTAATCAATCAATATATCACCACCTTGCTTCACAATTTCATTTGTTAATAAAGGTAAAGCATTTTCTTTTAGAAAGTCTTTTCCCTGATCAGCTACTATTGACAAAACATTTTCAAATAAAAAATTTTTAACTGCATTTGCTTTCTCTCCCACAATCGTTATCCCCTTTACAAATTTATATATACAGAATAACTGATTATGCGAATAATAAAAAGACCGCACTCAGAAGTGCAGTCTCAGATAGGAGGGAAAATCTTAACCGTCATTCGATCGTAAAGGTAGTTACATTTGAATTATTGACGATATTTTTATTTAAGCAGCAAAAGCTACTTATTGACGTGACAGGAGTCGAACCTGCATGTACTTGATTGAAAACCAACCGCTCTCACCAATTGAGCTACACGCCATACCAGAAGGAGCTACCTCCTAGCAATTGCTAATAAATCAAATTAACCTTTGCACACTCTCGTCAGAATGTTTTCCCATCAGGACGTAGCTTTCGCAGACTTTCACGGCTAAAATGATTATGTCACTGACAAGGATTTGCACCTTGTTTGGTCTATATTCCACCACAGTGACCGATCAATCAAACACCAGCAAAAACAATTGATTAAGTTTATCCTAAACGTACCTAGCTGCTACTCTATGAGTTTAGGAATTGCTCTCGTGCGTAAGCAGCTGCCGCAGAGATCTGGTTAATGTTCTTATCGTCATATGCTGGGATAGAGCAATATACCTAACCTCGACTAGTATGAATCAGGTAGTTACTACTGCATCCCTAGCAACTATTTGTGTCACTTGCAAACCTGTAGAAAAAAGAGGAGGTTATTCACCTCACTTCATTTTATTGAGAACGTGAGTCTGCAAGTGACCATCGAAAGTCAAATCAAACGGTGACTAAACCAGAAAGCGTTGTGTAATGTGTCCATTTCTTTGACTTTCGATATTACTATATTAGCATTCAAATTCGTATAAAAACCGCCAACTTTACGCCAAAAAACCGCCAAAAATTATTTATATGCAATTATTTTTCCATTGCGGTAAGCTTCTGCGAATTCAATCAAAGCTTCTGATTTCATTCTTTGAATACTTCTTTCGGAATAGCCGACTTCTCTAGCAATCTTGTAATTAGAGTAATGGTCCTGCACACAGAAACTATAGTGCAAAATTTGTCTGCTAGTTAGGCTTAATGCCATAAGCCCAGATAAAATTGCGTCTCTTTCTGCTTCTGCATCTGCTAATTGTACTAGCGCATCTTCTGCTTTGTTCCCATGACTTTGGCTTTTAGGCATATCTGTAATAATTGGTGATTTTAAATCTATCAAAGAGCGACCAGCTATTCGCTCTAAACGTCTAAAATTCTTCAACACATTTCTGGCATTCGCTTTTGTTTGTCGAAAATCTACTTCTTTTAGCAATTGAATCAAGTGGAATCGCTCCTTTTGTGGTATAATAACTATGTCGAAAATATTTCTCACAGCCGGAGCAATCTGGCTTTTTTTATTTTCTACTAAATATACTTTTTACAATACGTACTATGAGATAGTATTTTCAAATACATTTACTCATGATATAATCATATTAACTTTCTTGGGGATTTTATTTCTGAAATAAATTTCTCCTTTTCTATGATAACTGGCGGAAAACAGTTATCGATAGTTCCTGTCTCCACCAGAGACACAATGTCAACCTTATTTGTTGGCACTATTAGCACTTTACTTGGGAAAAGTGCTAACTACCACATTAGTCAGCCATTGGTCGGCTGGCTTTTTGTTTGCAAAAAATCGGCTAGTTATTGTAAAAAAGTTGCAATAAGTTAAAACTCCAATGTAATTGGCCTCCCGTATTTTAAAATTCTCCATTCGCCATCTTTTGTATTGGTTTTATTCATATGATTTCTTTCATCACGAGCTATCGTATAATCGAAAAATAAATCGGCTTTCTCTGCTCCATGTAAGTACTCAACATACACTCCATCAACTTGCCTTCCTAAGATAAAAACTTCTGGATAACTCATACGCTGGAACCCCCTAAATATAGCCCTAATCCCAAAATAAACGAGCATGAAAGGAAATAAACAAGGTCACTGCTTGTTATGTCATTGCCATACACGAAATAGCTCACGGTTGCTTTGGCTACAAGAATCATTATTGCAATGCCACTAACTTTATTTATTACTCTTTTCCAGTTGCGTTTCATTTATTCACCATCCACCTTCACAGCAAACGGCCAATAGCGCTCATCAACTGCTTTGATTTCTTGTTCTGTTAACATATCCACCTTTTCCTTACATGTCGTAAAATCAATTGCTCCCGCTAAATTTAAAAAAGTATATCCTGTGTTAGTCGCCCCTTTGTCTGGTAATAAAACGTGATATAAAGGTCCCTTCTCGACTTCGTAGCCGTCAAGCCATGCGTGAGCAAACAACTCATGATTTTCAAAAGTATCAAGCCAGTCTGATACTTCTTTAGCTTTTTCTATATGCATCGTATCTCTAAGCTTACTTGTTGCTGAGCAATACAGAGTGCACTCTAATCCTTTGCATAACTCAATCCATTCTGCCACGAACTTCGGAACAACGACTTTTTTCGGTTCGTCTAGCTGTTTTGCTAAGCTAATTGCTCTTTCGTTGGCATAGTCAGCACCTTTCAAATAATCAAGGCTGTCTGTAGAAACTTCTATACATTCTAACTCTTCAATCAATTCTTGTTTATTCATCGCTGGTCCTCCTTACGTTTCGCTATATCATCAGACCAAGCAGCATAAAAATCAAAGTCATAGCCATCCTCTCTTGGGTTTTCGTTTAAGCGATCTGGATCATGCATTAATATAGCCTGTTTCAACTCTTTGCGTTCATCTTCTAGTTCATCTATCAAGTCATCTGGTATCTCAATTGAGACTAATTTTACTGTTTCGTCTTCTTCTGGATCGTCAGCCATTAAGTAGTCTTTTTCATCTTCAAATTCTTTAGTTGCTTGAATTAAGCTTTCTGTCCAACGTCCAGTATTTTGGGAACTTTCATATCGATATAGTTTCATTTTGATTCCTCCTAAATCAAGCCGCCGTCAATCAATAATACTTCGCCGTTTTCTTCAAGGTTTTCTAACTGATTGAAAGCTTCTTCTGCGCCAGTCTTGTCACCCTCTTCTGTATGACTTTTAGCAAGCATTTTGAACGCTTCGTATTTATCAATTGTTTTCATATCATCAAAAAATTCTTTTTCGTCTTCTACTTCGCAAACAATATCCTTGTAAAGTTTTAAACATTGTTTTTCATCTTTAGCAGCAATTAATGCATAATAAGGGTCCTTAATTTCGTAAAATTTCATTTATTTTTCCTCCTGTTCCCAAACCCACTGGCTAAATAACTGTAATACTTGAGCTAATTCATCATCATTTAAATCACCATATGCATAAGCTACTTGCTTATACTTCATTTTTCCACCAGTAGTTGATAAAAATCCCATAATTTCGATAACTGTACGTAATCCGTTTAATTTGCATGATTCTTTCAACCAATCCAGCACAGTCTGCTGATTTTCGTTGAGTTCTGGTTCATCAGACAAATCATATATCTGTTTTCCATAAGAAAATTGTTTGCCCGGTTCCATATATTCATGCACTAGATCAAATGCCAAATCGTTTATTTTGCTTAATCTACTCATTCTGTTCCCTCCAATAATTCTGGATTTTCGTGTATATTTCCAATAACTTCAATTTCGTCACAATCAGTTCCCAACCATTTTGAGAAACCTTCATTGTCCTGAAGCCAATATGCAAAATCCTGAAACTTAATAATACCTGTGTATTCCCAATCATCATCCAATGTCATATTTTCATCAGAGTAAGGTTCTTCGCCACGTTGAATGCAAATATCACCTTCAAAAATATCCACGCCGTTCTTGTCTTTCAAGCCTGTAGATTGCATGAGCACATATTTATCAATCATTCCCCACATGCCATTTTCTAGATTTATAAGAGGCGCTATAAATCCTGTATCATCATCAATAGTCCATTCTACATTTTCATCTTCATCTGGATAATACATTATGTTTTCTTCTACTGAATATGCTCTAAACTTTGGAATCATCTTCTTCACTCGCTTTCTTTATCTGATTTTTATTAGTAGACAGGTCGCTTTTCGCATGGTTCATTAAAATTTTCTGCGTTTATTTCCCAAAAGTCATTGACCGCTTTCTCAAATTGTTCTGCGTTGTAAGAATAGCCTTCGTCATCTTTTGACAAATGAATTAAATTGTTATTGTGATAAATAGCAGCAGAAAGTTTGTTATACAGTGGTTCGTGGTCAAGCCACGACTTTCCTATTTCCATAACAGTGACAGTTGGACCTGTACTTAAACCACTCAAAACTCTGATTTTTTGAGACATCATTTGTAATTCCCATGCACGAATTTTATCTGCCTTTCTTATCATCTTCTTCACCCGCTTTCCGTTTAAAAATATAAATTTATATGTTCAAAGACATCTCTTTTTTTACTAGTGGTGTAGTTGTCAAAACGAACGAACAGCTCTTTCTTTACATTATTTGTTAAAAACCTAACGGAATATCCATACTTAATTCTGCTTATTTCAATGGCATCTCTGCATATTTTTCTCAGCTCATTTTTCGATAGTTTAACTCTAAAACCTAGCACTATGTCAGTAACACCATTCACGGTCTCTGTCTTAGCGGACCAATCGTCATTACAATAATGCCCATAAAATTGCCAAAGTTTATCATTATCTAACTCAAGCAAATTTATTTGCTCATTCATCTTATTCACCCGCTTTCATAAATACTAACCAATGTGTTTTTGCTCTTTTATTGCCGTACAATGGCTCACAATCAATTGTGCTTAATATTTCAGATAACTTGATTTGTTCCTCGTTCCATTTAAAAACTAACGTCCCATTGGGCTTCAAAACCCTCATACACTCATGAAAACCTTTTTGTATATCTTCTTTCCAAGTTTTCTCGTTTAGCTTGCCATATTTTTTGGCCAACCAGCTGTTATTACCACACCTCAATAAATGCGGAGGATCAAATACAACATGATAAAACGAGTTATCTTCAAAAGGCATCTTTCTAAAATCTGCAACTAGATTAGGATTAACATCGATAACATGCCCACTGTCTAATTTTTCGTAATGTTCTCTGTTGTCCATAAACAAAACTTGTTCGTTTTGCTTATCAAACCAAAACATTCTGCTACCACAGCAAGCATCAAGTATTCTTTTCATAATTTCAAAGGAGAAAAAGCTTTTTAATGCGGCCGCAAATCTCCGCTCCTTTCTATTTGTTTTCTAAAATAATGCCAGCTGTTCTGGTTCAGTAAATGAACTGCTTGTTTTATTTTCCAAAAGTTCCATTACTTCTTTTAGTATTTCTAATGTGTTTTGCGTTTCTTTTTCTTTTGCTCTATTCAAAGCGTAAAACGGTGTAAACCATACGTCTGTTGCAGGTTCATTACTTAGTGCATTTTTTCTTTCAAATATCGCATCGATTCCTAACAAGGAACATTGTACATATGCCATTGAAAGTACATTTCCGTCGATGTCACCACACAACGCTCTCAAATTTCTTTGGTAGTTATAGCCTTTTTCTCGCATCACATTTGCTAAAGCAATGAGGGTAACACCGCCACCAATGCAAGGCTCATAAAAAACAACTGGCTTTCCATTTTTCAATTGTTCATCATTTTCGCTAAAATTCATTTCTGCCATTAAACGAGCTACATTGTATGGCGTAAAGAATTGCCCTGCATCTTTATTAGCGATTTCCAAAGTCATATACAATTCACCTAGTATATCAGTCGTAGTCTCTTCTAAAGCTTCAACTAGCAAAGCGAATAATTTATGGAACTTTTCTTGTTCTTCTTCGGTGTATTTCTCTTGAATAGACAGATACAACTTCTCTCTTTCTTCAAAATGCACTTTGTCAGTAACATTGGAAATACTGCATGCTGACATTTTGGTAAAGTCGAAAAACACTTCGTACATATTTCTTTTACCGCAAAGGTCTTTCATGACTTTAACCATCTTCTTTTGGTAAATATTCATAATTTCAAAGGAGTAAAGAATTCTTTACTGTGGCCACAAACTCCACTCCTTCCTGATTATTTGATTAATACATAAAATCCATTTTTCTTTGCAACGTCTCCTCGAATTCCCAAATGGCCTTCCAACTCTTCAAAGGTCCTTTTTGTAATTTTGGAAAGTTGCGTGTCATAACCCAAATTTCTAAGTGTCACGTATTCATCTGGTGTTAATTGATCTAAATCTATTGCCACAATTGGCGGAAAACGTTCAGCCGACGGCTTAAATGTCACACTAGTTAATTTCATCCTTTTTTACCTCACAATTTCACCGCTTTATTTTTCGATTTAAGGTGTTTTAAATCATTTATGATTAATTACCCTAAACTAGTTTTTAAATCTAGCTACGGTTAAATCACGCTACAAAAAACAACAAATTATTTCTTATTCATCCAAGACTGATTACTCTTGGTTTTCTTTTTAGGTTTTTCTTGAAATGATTCTTCTTTCACTTTTTCAAGTAATTGTTTTGGCTTTTCTGGTGGAATTACAACATTTACGACCTTTCCACCTGCCACTTCTGCAGCAAGATTCGCTAATTCATCGTCTGTAAAATGCATCGCCTGCTTAATTTGATTAGTGATGTTACCGTCTTTATCCAGATACCCAGCACATTTCACTACTTTTACTTTTTCCACGTAATCACCTACTCTGTTTTTAATGTACTGCTTCAGTTTTCGTATCCCTTTACCTCGGTCTTGTCCTTTGCGGACCACCCAAGTGCCATTTATCCCGAAGTAATCAATGACACCTACAGGCGTTTCAATCGCAAATTGGCAACTATCTTCGAAGTATTCAAAGGGATAGCCTAGCTCATAAATATTCTTCATTGCCTCTGTACTCATGAATTGCACATGAGATTTTCTTTTGTTTTTTAATTCTTGTGTTGGGTACTTTGTCATTATTTCTTTCCACCCCAAACCTTACAAATCGGATTCTTTGACGAATACTCCGTTTACCATTTCCCCTTGCCGATTTTTAATTTCGCTGTATGCTTGATTTAAGCATTCGTATAAGTCCATGTTATTTTGCATAGCGAGAATAATTAACGTCACAACCACATCACCTATACCATCTCTTAAATCATTTTCATTATTTCTTGCCAATGCAGCGCCAACTTCTCCGACTTCCTCAATCACTTTTAACATTTGCTTTTCTGGCTCTGCTTTATCTAAATGCTTTTCTTTCGCCCATTCTTCTACTAATTTAACTAATTCGTTCATCATTTTCCCTCCATGAATTCTTTTATTTGTCTATCAAGTTCCGCTTGCTCTTCTGGCGATAACTTTTCTTCTTGCTGGTTATTTGATTCTTTTGCCCATTCTGGTAAATTTTCAGTCCTAACATTTTGACGTTGGTAAGTCGTTCGTTGTTGGCCACGTTCTTTTTCATTCTTGATTTCAAATTTTAGTTTTTCAAACTGCGTTCTTAGCTTAGAAGCACTTCTAATGTTTCCAAACCAGAATGAATTTGTCGGTAACCAATCAAGAACATAGTCAATTGCTGCAATAGTTTGTTGATCTCGTTCTTCGATTAACCTGAACGTATCAGCCCACTTTTCAATATTGGCTCTTTTCATTTCACTTGGAAAATCATTGATTAAATTATTTTTTAACTTTTCAGCAAGGCGTAAATGTTCGTTAGAATATTTACGAGAAGGTTTTGAATCTTCTTTTTCTATCTCTAACTCTTTCTCTAACTCTATCTCTATCTCTGGTGTAGATTTGTCCGGACATTTGTTACCCTTTTTTTGGACACTTGTCCGGACGTTTGTAGTTACATTTGTCACATCATTAAGCAACAGACTGTCTTTTTCTTTCTTGATTTGTTGTCTATAATCCCTTTTTCTATCTGCTTCTGTTGAAGATTTTCCAATAAAATTTTGGATATCTAACATATAAATTGCTCCATTATCTAAAACCTCAATGAGCTCTAAATCTCTAAAAACCTGTATTGCTTTTTCGACATCTCCAACGCTATGCCTCGTCACTTGTGATAGCATTGTTGAGTTGAATGGTATCCTTTCGTTAAACATTAGGCGCCCTTCATATTTCAAACTTCTTAAATAAAGTTTTAATAAGATATTGGAATAGATATAACCATCGGGCATACTTTCTAGCACAATCATTTCATCACTATCGAAAAAATTATCTTTGAGTTTGAGATAGTAATATTTTTTATTGTCTGCCATGTTTATCCTCCAATGTGTAATTTCTTGATGGTATCTTGATTTAATTTAATTCCTTTAACATGATATTTTTTCTTAAATGCTGTAATACCAATGTTATGTTTTTCAGTGTGATGGCATCGGCACAAACCAGCATAAGTGTATTCTGTATGGTCAACGCTTTTTCTTTTGCGCCGACCTAGCGCTTTATCGAAATGGTCAATATCTGCACCAGTTTTGCCACAAATGCAACAAACTCGGTTAGTTATACATTTGTAAAAGTAATATTCTTGATTTGCTGGTAAAATGTCGTACCCTTTTTTGAAAGGAATATTATTTTCAAAGATGAAATTCAAGATAATGTTCGCTAAAATGGTTGCATCGTCCATTGTGTTCATTGAGTCGTTTCTGAGGCTAATTTCATAGCCTTGTAACGCTTCAAATCTGAGATAGAACATTTCCTTTAACACTTCTGTTTCTTGCCCTGTGAAAGAGAATATGTCTTCTAGCATTGCAAAGATAAATCGACGTTGGGCAACACTAAATTTTCTCGGATCAATAAATCTTATTTCAACTTCTCTTGGCCCTGTATAATCAAAATACATGGTTTTTAATCGTTCAATATTTATTGCTTCGTTTATTACTGCTGTTATTGAGTTGTCTTTCAAACTCTTAATAACAGCAGAATAAACATTGTTTAGGTTCATTCAATCACTTCCACTTGAATCCCGTTATTAATAATAAAATTGTTTAGAGCAACTAACTTTTGATGTTCTGCTGTTAGTCTTAACGTAACTGTTTTCTCTAGTTGTTTTTTGCTGGTTTTTGGCGCTTCTTCCGTGATGATTTCGCCTGTCGCAGTGTCAACTGTTTTATTGTTGATTGTTTCAGTTTTCAAAGCAGCAATGGCTTCGTCGTGTTCTTTTTTTGCTCTTTCACGTTCTTCTTGTTCTTTTTTTAAAGCAACGGCGGAATCAATTTCTTTTATCAGCTCTGGTGCAGTAGACCCTTTATCAATTAATGCGACCCAAGAAAACGAGTCAAGGCCAACTGCCTTAGCATAATTTTCAACAATGAGCTTATCGTTTTTTATACGTTCTTTTTCAGATGCAACTGCTACCATCGATGCCGCTATTTCCTCAATAGTTTTCTTATTTGGTTCACCTTTAACTGTGAAAGCTGTTTTATTAGTCCACGAACTAGGAATTTCAATTTCGTCAATGGATACATTGTAGTTTTCAGACATTTCAGCAATCACTTTTTGAAGCTTTTTGCTTCGTTTCTGCTTCTCTGCTTCTTCGTATGATTTGATGCTTTCGTTAATTTCTGAACTAACTTCACTTATTTTTTCAGTATATTTTTTTATTTTTTCCTCAAAATCTTTTAACGGCTTATCATATTGATTTTTAACTTCTTTACGTTGATCATCTAGCAACGTTACAACTTTATTTAAGTCTGCTCTTGCTTTTTTAGCTTCAGGAATGTTTTCATCTGTGAAAATCATTGTTGAATAGTGCTTAACTGCGCTCTCAACCATCTCAGACAACTGTGCTTCATTTTGGATAGTGATTTTACTAGCTTTAAAATCAACATTAAACTGCAATTCTGTTGTTAATTCGTTTGTCATTAGCTTTGCCCCCATGTAATGTTTTCTTCTGGTTGTGGCTGGAATTGTTGTATCCATTGTTTCAGAACTTCAACAGCTTTATTGAACATACTAGACGGCATGTTTTCATTGACATCAACATTCAATTCTTTACTTAGTTCATTCCGCACATAGTCAAGTTCAGAATTCGATAACTCAGAAAGTTGTCTGATATGATCATTTAACGTGGCTAACTGTTTACCGCTAATCAAATTAACTTTCGATGTATCATTGTTCTTTTCAGCTGCCGTTTGGCCATCGTCGTCTTTATCTGCTGCAATTCCAAACGCTGCCGAAAGCGAGTAACGTCTTGCATATGTCGTTAAACTTCCTAATCCTTGAGGATTTGTCCCGCTGTTTGGAAATTCAAAAGGTCCATGAACTATATATTGACCACTAACGTGAGTAATAATTGTTGTGACTTTTAACGCATTATTCTCATTGACGACATTTTGTTGAAAATCAATTCCGCTTTCGGATTCTTGTGCAGCTTTTCTAATTGCTTCTTCAATCGCTTTTAGAGTTGCATATTGGAAATTCATTGGACCTTTTTTCGTTGTATAGGCAACTTCTGCATCAAATCTTGGTTGAATTAATTTGCTTTTTAGCTTATACATCCCATCAAACAATTCTTTTAAATTTTCGCTGTTCTCGTTCATTTATTCCCCTTCTTTCAGTAATGAAATAACTTTTTGAAGTCCTTCGATTAATTCAACTTGATTAAAATAAGCACTTTCATCTAAACTCTCGAATACTGTTCTAACTTCTTCATCTTCGCTATCTTGGTAAACAGCAACATGATTATTAATAGCATCCTTTTCAAAAATCAGTGATCCATAAGGTGAATGATTATCAATTAAGACAATTCTTTGCATTGAATCCACTTCCACTCTCATGCTATAATTCTCCTATCAATTAATTTTGTTTGTGACTTTTTGCTTGCCGGCGGAAGTCACTTTTTTGTTTCTTGGATAAATAACGCTTCTGGAAATACTGCCTTATTTATCGCAGTGTCTGGATATTTTTCTTTCAGCTTTTGAAATACCAGAGCTTTCGTGTCCTCAACCACGTAAATTTTCAAACTATCTTTACCAACCGCTTGAAACATCTAAATCCCTCTTCTCTCTTTTTGTTGCGCTATATATATCTGATTTTTTTGTTGCTGGTACCATAAATCAGCAAGTTTTTTGGTTTGCTGTAGTTTGTCTTTCCTAGTCATTTCTTAACCTCTCTATCTTCAAGTGCCAGATCATAAAATAGTGTCCAAATGATGAATAAGCCTATATACACATTTTGGATAATTGGATTAAAGTTTCCACCAACTAGCAAACCCAATCCGAAAACAATGAGCAATACTGCAATTCTTCTTAAGTTATAAATTTTTCTCATATTACTTACCTCCTATAACGTCTATTTATTTCGCTTATACTTGTTTTTTTCCCGCCAAACCAAAAATTCATCAAATTTCTGAATGTGGATAATTGGCATGCATGATGTAACGAGTCTATATCCATCTTTAAATTCTTTATGTTCCTTAAACTCTCTCAGAAGTTTTTGAAAGGTTGGTTTGTGATGCTGATAGCCAAAATAAACAATTGCTTCATCTTTTGCCATCCAAGCTTGCTGTAAATCGATAGTCTTTGCTAGTGTGATTTGCATGTATACATCTCCTTTCTATGCTGTCTTGTCATGTAAGAACTTGTTAACAAAATATATTTGCCCTTTACCAGTAATTTTCGGCGTTCGACTAATTCGAATACTTCCATCTGGATTGTTATGGGTTCGTTCCTTGATTTCCGCAATTCCCAAATCAAGTGACCGCTGGGTTGGCATATTGTAGCTTTCACCTTTTCGAGCAATTAGATACCCATTGTCTCGCAGCCATTGGAATAAACGATTCTGCCCAATGTCGATGCCGTTTTGCTTGATTAGCTTAGCTAGGTCACCGATTAAAATGGAAGTCTTACTTGCATCAACGGCATCTGCAAATAATGCTTTAGGTTTTAATGATTCATTTTCTAGTTGTAATACTTCTATTTTTTTCTGTTGAAATTCAAGAGCTCGTTTAGTCACCATTTCTGGGCTATTCCAAAACTTTTCTAGTTGAATAAAATATCTACGAGCTTGCTTTCCTCTTTCGGTACGTTGTAGCATTGAAATTTCCTTAGCCATGTCTAGTTTAACATAATGATTTACTTGTGGGCGACCACCAAAAGGTTTATCGGATTTTTCCGAGAAACTGATAAAATCAACGTTTTCATCAAACCCGTATTTAATCATTCGTTTAAACCAATCAGTATAATTATCTTTAACTCCCAGAAATTCATATAACTCTCTACCGTTAACTAACTGTTCATCATTTTCATTTGTTGTAACTTTAATTAGTTCGTTCATATGATTTCATCCCTTCTATTCTGGTTGTCTTTCGTTCCATTAATGGAACACTTTTCCTTTTTCATTTGTATACTTCCAAAACTACCTTTGTTCACAAACGTGAACTTTCTCTTTAAAAAAATATAAATGAATAAAATTTGTTTCCAAGTCTAGCAATTTGCAAGCTTCCGTAATTTCAGTGTCTTTCCAAGAGACTTTCCCGTTCATTTTCAATGATATTGTTCTCTCCGACAATCCCATTGCGATAGCAAAATTATATTGAGTTCCAAACTTTTCAACAATTCTTCCTGCTAATTTTGAGTAATCATAGCACATTTACAAACACCTCCTCCAAGTTCATGAACATGAACTTTATAACCATATAATACATTGTTCATTTCTTAATGTCAACGAAAAAGTTCATGATTCATGAATTTTTTCGTTGAAGATATATTCAATATCTTGTATACTTAAATCTATAAGGAGGTGTACCAATGGATAGAGTTAAAACATCTGCTCGTCTAAAGCAACTTATGAGTGAGCGCAATTTAAAACAAGTTGATATTCTGCGTTTGTCAGAACCATATCAAAAAGAATTAAATATAAAAATGAGTAAAAGTACTTTGTCACAATATGTAACTGGAAAGCAATCACCTGACCAAAATAGAATTTATCTTCTGTCAAAAACTTTAGATGTTAACGAAGCATGGCTAATGGGGTTTGATGTCTCTAAAAAAAGAATCCCTGACGAACAAAGATCTAGTGAAAAAAATGACTTCGACATAGTACCTATATTCAACCAGTTAGAACCCAAGCTCCAACAGCTTATATATAACGAAGCTAAGTCTCATTTAGAAAAACAAAACAAAGCTTCTAATAATGTGGTTAACATTAACAAGAAAAAATATGATACTTTAGCTGCGCATTCACCAGACCCTGATAAAGTATTTACTGATGAAGAGAAACTTAAAATCAATCAATTTCTAGATAAAGTGGATGCTGATTATGATAGGAAGCAAAAAGAATGTAAACATCTTTTTGATGATGAATCAGATGATAAAGAATAATTTTCAGGAGTATTTTATGAACGAATATGAACTGTTGGTGTCAGAGGTACAGAAAAAAGCACCAGTTATTGAAACAGATTTGTTTCAAAATACTGGATGCTATGGGTTGTACCGTGATGGTAGAATTTATATTGAAAAATCGTTGAGTCTAGTTGAAAAAAGAAATGTGCTAGCTGAAGAACTTGGTCACCATGATACTTCGTTTGGCGATATATTAAACCAGGATTGTTTAGAAAACCGCAAACAAGAATTAAAAGCTAGACAATATGCTTTAGAACAATTAGTCACTTTAGATGATTTAATTAAGTGTTCAGAATCAGGATTCAGTAATCATTACACGTGCGCTGAATTTTTAGGGGTAGACGTTGAAACGCTAAAAAATGTACTCGCCTATTATCGTCAAAAATTTGGTGATACCCATTTTTATAAAGGAAGAATTTTTGAGTTTAATGATTTGTCAGTCATGATTTTAAATACAAATTTACAATAAAAAAGCCCCGTGCTACAACACGGAACTCTTTCCTCATTTATGAGAATTATTCAATAAATACATTATATCAGAAATGGGGAGTTTTAAAAATGAAAAAAAGGGTTATTTTAACTTCACTACTACTACCTATTATTTTTATATCAGGTTGTAGTGCCAGTGGTAACGATGATAAAACAAAAGAAGCGGAAACCCATGAAAAAAAACAAACTACCAAAATACCTGAAAATAAATTGGGAATAGATTCAAAAAAAGTAATAGAATCTAATTTAAATGAATTGACCGAAAGTAAATATGAACTTACTAATAAGTATGATTCCTATCTGACATCAAAAAATCTAAAAGTTGAAATATTTAAAGAAAGTTTATCACCGATTGCTTTTGCTTTGTTCACAAAAACCGATGAAAAACAGCCTTCTGCGCTAACCATTTTTTCTACTATGAGACTTGCAAATAGCGTAGTAGAAAAAAAGTTTGATGATTTAATTCTTGTTTTAGAAAATAGTATTCCAGATAATTCAAAAAAATATACTAGTAAATCTGAAAATTCAATAGATGATAATAAATTTGTCACTTTTGTTTTTAACAATGATTTAAATAGTAATGATTTAGACGAATTATTAGCAGATGTACTAGCTGGTAAGGATAAAAAGGCGCAAGAAACAACTGCTTCTTCCTCGCAATCTAGTAAAGTTCCTCTGGAATACACAAACGCAAAGATAAAAGCTGAAGAGTATATTAACCACAGCTCTTTTTCAAAAATTAGCTTATATAAACAACTTCAGTATGAAAAATTTTCTGATGAAGCAGCAAACTTTGCAGTAGAAAATATATCTACCAATTGGAATAAGCAAGCGGTAAATAAGGCTAAAGAGTATATGGAAAGTATGGATATCTCTAAAGAAAAATTAAAAGACCAGTTGTCATATGAAGGTTTTACCGATTCAGAAATAACTTATGCTTTAAATAATATATAAAAGGACGTGTTTTACATGAAAGTAGGAATGCGTAAACCAAGTATAAAAAAATCAATAAGTTCTCGTACTACTGGAAAAGCTAAACGTAAGCTTAAAAAAGCAGTAATTCCTGGTTATGGGCAAAAAGGAACTGGTTTCATTAAGAACCCCAAGAAAGCTATGTATAATAAAGTATATAATAAAACAACTTTTAGCTTTTGGGATTTGTTTAAGTAAAAGGAATGGCCTTCGGGCTTTTCTTTTTTCAACACTTGAGAACATACATTCGAAAGGAGTTTTAACATTGTGGATCGAGGAACTTCCTAATGGAAAATTTAAATACTTTGAGCGATATAAAGATCCGTACACGGAAAAATATCGACGTGTTTCAGTTACACTTAATTCGAAGTCTAACCAAGCAAAAAAACAAGCGATGATGGAATTACAGGATAAGATTAATAATCGAATGGAGAAAAAAGATCAACAAAAAGTATCATTAGAGAATCTCTTAAATAGCTGGTGGCAACAACATCAATTATCTATTAGGAAAACATCAGTTAAAGCTTACGGAAAAATTTTAAAATATATATTTTCCAATATGAATGTTGATGTACTCATAAGAAACACAGATACAAAATTTTTCCAAGACTTTATTAATGATTTACCGCATTCGTGGGAGTATAAGAAAAAATTCAAAAGTGTGCTTAACATGTCCTTCACTTATGCACAAGACATGGGAATGATTGATGAAAATCCTATCAATAGAGTGAAAGTTGTTAAACCCCCACTAACAAAAGAAAATTTTGAAAATATAGAAAGTAAATACCTCGAAGAGAAAGAGGTTTATCAATTATTAAACTATTATTATTCTACATTTCAAAGTGTCCATCATGGTCGTTTAGCAGAGTTTATGTATTTAACTGGATTAAGAGCTGGTGAAGCAATTAGTCTTACTATAAATGATTATGTAAAAAATGAACATGCTATTTTAGTTAATGGAACTCTGGATTATTCTAACGGTTATAAAAACGCTACAAAAGAATTACCTAAAACTCTAGCATCATTCAGGAAAGTAGAATTATCAAATAGAGCTGTGAAAATAATCGAAGAGTTAATTTTAGAAAGAGAAATAAAATTCAAAGAGCAAACAAATTATCTATTTGTTGGCAAAACGGGCAAACCAATTCAAGTTAATTCATTTAATGCCTCTCTAAAGAAAGCTAATGAAAGTCTAGGTAAAAATAAAATAAACAAAACTATATCAAGTCATATTTTTAGACATTCTCATATTTCACTACTTGCAGAATTAAATGTACCAGTAAAAGCAATAATGGAACGTGTAGGCCACGTTGACACGGAAACAACTTTAAAAATTTATACTCATGTTACAAAAAAAGCTAAAACAAATCTGGTAGAAGCTCTAAATAAATATGGCAAGTAATTGCCCCTTTCGTGCCCCTTTTTTAATTCAAAACAAATAAAAAAAGGCTTAAAGCCTTTGACATCAACTATAATTCAGACACATGGCGGCACTTGCTTAGTCTTTCAAGCGTATTTTACGACTATTTATAGCCTTGTAAAAACACTGTTAAATCAAGAATATTATAATTTAATACTATATATTTTTTTACAATCTTTTACAATTTTTGCCCCTTTTTTGCCCCTTTATTAATAGCCTTAGCTTTTTGACTCTTTTTTTTTATTATATTTTTATAGTATGGTATAGTTTTTTACAGCAGTTATTTACATTACTAAATTTATGAATAGATTGAAAGGAATGATTACAAATGAAGAAATCTCTTTCGCTGGTCTTTGCATTATTATTACTAACAGCTTGTACTAATGAAAATACGAAAACAGAAAATACAAAAGGGTCATCTACTACTGTCACCTCTACAGTAAAGGAATCATCTAATAATAGTATAAATGAAAAAAACATACTGTCCACTAACACAACAACTACTTCAACTGCTGACAGAAAATCATCCCAAACTGAAGAAGAACAATCACATACTGAGGATCCAGCTAGTTTGTCTTCTTTTGTTGGTGGCTGGGGTATTCCGCAAAGTGGTAATTTCTTTTTCATTAATCCTGATGGAAAAATGTCTGGATCTGGCCAGCCAAACGGAGTCATTCAGAGTCCTAATTTTCTAAGTAATGCTGACGGAAGCATTACAATGAATTTTATAATTAATAATACCTCTCTCTCATTTACAAAAAACTTAGATGGCACTTTATCTACTGAAAATCAAATCTATAGTTATCTTGGAAACATTGCGCTAGAGCAATGGCTTGAACTTAAAAATAAAGGACAAATGTCATCTGAACAACAAACTGGAATCCTAGAAGCATCTTCTCAGACACCTTAAAAATATCCATCATGTTAATTTTTTAAGTCATCTTAGCTGACTCTATCTATTTTTATAATTATATATAGTATATATAGTTTTTTCATACAACTAGCTGTTGATATTAATAAGTGATTTGTCGAAACAAGAACTATCTAATTACTTGTTTTTAATTAAAACTGGAATTTGAGGTGCTCTTATTTTATAATTAATGTACTGTATAAATATATTTTTGGTAATTTATAGGTTATTTTATTTAACTAGTAAGACTTTTTTCAAAAAAGTTTTTTTCTATTTAGCAAATATGTGTTTGTTAGTATGATTTATGAAAAATTCAAAACTAAGTAAATTTATATGGTTAAGAAATAAAACGATAGGAGAAAAAAATGAAATATTTTTTTAAAGAAAACAAAGGCTTAGCCATCTACAGCTTTTTGATGGTCTTTGCTACTTATGGTATTAAACTATTTAACAATACTTACGCTATTGATACTATGCACTTAATGACTAACTACAGAGGCTACTTAAAACATTGGGTTTCAATTGGTAGACCAGGATTAGTAGCTTTAAAGCTTTTAACATACAACTATGTAAATGTTTATTTTTTAAATTTGTTAGCTATTATTTTCTTTGCTATCGCCACTATCTTGTTATGCTATTATGTTGATCTTTCAACTAAGCAGATTTATAACAAAAAGTATTTATATGTTATCCCAAGTATTTTTCCAACCAGTCAATTATTTAGCGAACAATTTTACTTCGTCCTACAAAATTTTGAATTTTCATTAGGTATCTGTTTGGTTATACTTTCTCTCATTGCTATTTACCATATTCCCAATAAAATTTTTAAATTATTTGGCTTTTTGTTACTGACGTTTACACTTACTATGTATCAATCATTCTTTGTATTTGCGTGTACCTTAATTTTATTCAAGATTTTAATGGCATTGTATTTTGCTCAGTTAAATGATCTTAAAATTTCTTTTAAAGACTATGCCTTCAAAATCGGCCATTTTATTCTACTAGCTATTTCATCTCTCGTTCTATCTCAACTAATGGCGATGTTAGCGAAAAAAGTTTTAAACGTTGAAAGCTCCTATCTAGATAATATGATTCTTTGGGGTAAACGCCCCTTGATAGATTCTATCAACGATATTAAAGATTACGCCAAAGAACTATTCTTCCCTCCAGTCGGAGACACTTTTTTTACACCGCTGTTTTTGATATGTGTTCTTTTACTGGTCATTGTATTAATTAATATGTCCTATCTGAAACGCAAAAATGTTTTTTTCATCTTTATTACCTTGTTAGGTATTCTAATCACTCCACTCATGTTTACAATTTTAGGTGGAAAACGTCCGGCAATTAGAGGTGAAGTACCTAACTTCCCTGCTGTTTTAGCGTTATTACTCATCTTTATTATGATTTACTGGGGATACAACTTTGTGCTTAAACATTTATTAGTTGGCATAGTAATTATCTTTACTTTTATTCAAGTTCGGGAAACAACCAACCTAGAATATTCTGAGTATCTAACAGCGGAAGAAGATTTACGTACTGCGGAAATGATTACAAATAATATTTATTCAATGGAAATTGAGAATCCAGAATCCTATAAACTTTTAATGTATGGAAATCGTTCTCCTCGGAATGTTTCGAATATAAAAGGTGAAACAAACGGTGTTTCATTATTTGAATTCATGCCTAACTCGGTGCACACTAGTTTAAATACTCTAGTTTATATGAAAACATTTGGATTAAATTTTAATGATCCTACACCAGAAGATTTTGAAAAACACAAAGCTTTACAAGCGGAAATGAATGTCTGGCCTAGTAAAGATTCCATCAGAGTGGTAGATGATTGTATAATTGTTAATTTATCAAAATAAATTTCAAACTTCTGTTAATAAAAATAACTCTATTCTATTAGGAATAGGGTTATTTACATAAAATCATTTCACTACTGGAAACATTGCCTCTAGTCGAATATACCATGGCGAAGTTTTAGGCCAATCTTTTTTATAATATACCGGAATTTCTTTTCCATTGTTTTTACGATATAGCTCTTTAACAATATTAACTTCATCATTATGATATACTCGTCGTGTATTGACCCCATTACAAAACATCATTGTAGTTGCTGAGCCATTTATATCTAAAGCTCCAGTATTCGGATTAATTGGTCGTTCATATAAACATTGCATAGTTGTCAGTCCTCCATTATTAGTAATTCCCTCAGTACTTGCATCAATTTGTGCAAGTTTACCAGGATTTTGTTTGTTTATTGAATTATAAGTTGGTATTAACATATTAAAGTAATTTTGATAGCCTGTCGCAGCATAGTCTGAATTTGCTCCACCTATGCGAAATAAGCCCTTACAGTATTCTTCAATTGAATTTGCACCTTCAACATTATATAAGCCATTTCTTTTTGATAATACAAATGCATATGCTTTAAAAAAATCGTTCATGGTTGCAAAATGAATATAATAACCACCTTCACCAACTGGTCTTGCTGACCCACGACTCATATTAATTCCTAAATCAGCTGGAACGCTAAAAGGTTCCGAAATTCCTGCCCAATTATTGTCTTTACTTCCAACAATTGAAATGTTTGGATCACCCCAGTGACTTTCAATAAACATTTGTGCAATCATAAAACTTGGCTTGATATTATATTTTTTTCCAGCAGAAATGATTAGACGAATATTTGATTCTGAAATGCTTTTTCCTGCATTTAATAAAGCTCCGCCCGTA